CCACGACAATCAAGACTTGGCTGGACTGGTTCCCTGAATCTGACTGGGGCAAGTTCACTTGGTCTGTTCCGTACACTCACAACATCAAGAAGGGCGACATAGAGCTCGAGGTTATCTTCCTTGCGCTTGATCGGCCTGAAGATGTGAAGAAACTTCTCTCGCTTGAGCTTACTGGCATCTGGATCAACGAGGCTCGTGAGATTCCAAAGAGTATTATTGACGCTTGCACCATGCGTGTGGGCCGTTACCCCTCTATGCGTGATGGTGGCCCCTCTTGGACTGGCGTTATTGCGGATACCAACGCTCCTGAAGAGGATCACTGGTGGCCGATCATGTCTGGTGAGGTTCCAGTCCCAGATCACATCCCTCGTGAGCAAGCCAAGATGCTGGTGAAGCCAGATAACTGGGAGTTTTTCACGCAACCTTCTGGCATGGTAGAGGTAAAGGGCGAGGATGGGG